CACACGGAGGATGAAACAAAGTGTTTATTGATAATGACTTTCCAAAAATCTTGGGTGCGGAACTTTACCGTCCCCATCCTGCGTACATCGCAGAAATGGCAGTCGAGCCTGTGGTCGTTCATGACTTTACTCGGCAGCCTGGTCAAACCGTTCAGTTAGACCGCTATAAGTTCTGGGGTACCCCTGGTACCAAGGACAGCCGTGAGCGTGTGTCCGACCAGACTATCGGTACTGCCAACAGCCGCAACATCACAAAGGAAAAGGTGTTGGTGGTACTCAAAGAGTACACCGGCCCTGCAGATCCGGGTGATCCGACTCAGCCTAGCACTTTCAAGATTGCGCGTGAGACGCTGATCACTGCGCAGCGCCTGCTTTTGGACAGCGGGAACCTGAATATGTTCCACCAGTCGATCGGTAGCTTGACGCTGCTCGACGACTATCGCCGTTGGCGTGACCGCGTGTTCCTTGATGAACTCGCCAAAGCTGAAGCCAATGGTGCCGCCTCTACTTCGCAAGGTGGTTACTACTTTGCTGGTGGCAAGACCAAAGATTCTTCTGGTCGTATTGCTTACACCGCCACTGAGTACACTGCTGATGTTCAGCAATTCCAGGTTCGTACCGACCTGCTGAACGTTGTTAAGGACCTGCGTAAGCGTAACGTGCCGACCTTCTCTGATGGTCTGTATCGTTGCATTTGCGATCCCGTCTTCATGATGCACCTGCGTCGTGATCCTGACTTCCGTGAGATTGCACGTTACGCTGGTAACCCTGGTCAAGGCATGTACATGGGTAATCCCATGATGCCTAACAACGCCAGCTTCTACATGGGTCCCCAGGCTGGTCAAGGTTACTTCCTGGCTGGTGAACCTGTAATGCCTACTGGCGTTCAGTTCGAAGGCGTGAAGTTCTTCGAGTCGACCAACTTCCCAAGCAAGAGCATCAGTGCTTCCTTCGATGGCACTGGTGGTACTTATGCTTCTCGTGAAGTGGCCCAAGGTTACTTCTTCGGTCCTCAAGCTGTTGGCGTTGGTATCGGCGGCCCGAATGCTCAGGTGCTGATCAACAACAACGACGACTTCAGCCGCTTCATCATTCTGATTTGGCAACTTTACGCTGGTTTCGAAATCCTTAACACCGATTTCATCACGACCGCGTTCAGCTTCATCCAAGATGACGGCAACATCTGATAACAACAAACATATCTGGAAAGATAAATGACTTATTTAACGGCTAAAAAGATTTATCCAGGTAACTGGAATAATGCTCTCAACGGTTGGTATCGCAATATCGACCCTAATGCCGCTGGTACTGATACTGGTTCCAACGCAGGCCCCACTTCGGTGCTGGCTACCCCTGGTTACCGTTACTTCCAGCAGCGTGGTTATGTGCCCGTTGTAGGCATTTCTGGTGGCACCGGCTCTCTTGCCGTCACCACTAACGCTGATGTGATCGTTCCTTCGCCTTACCGCCAAGACGACACTCGTCCCAACATCACCGGCATGGTGATCTCTGGTAACTCCACCCTTCCTGCTTACGTGTATCGCACTGCGATTTCCGTTGCTTCTGGTTGGGATGGTACCGTTGCTTCTGGTGTGTATGCCGCAACTGGCAACGTGATCTCCTTTGGTCGTAGCAATGGTGGTAGCCCCACTGCTGCTTCTGGCGTTGGTGAAGGTGTGGCACAAGCCAACCTCACCTCTACCGTATCTGGTACCCAAGCTGGCGAGATTTACTTTGCTGGTGGTACTGCTGGTTACGGCACCAATCCTTTCATTCTGAGCTCTGGCGTACTTGGTCCTCTTCCTGGTAACGCTTACTACTCGCTGAATAGCTCGACCACTTTCAAAGTGTTCGCTAAGGAAACCGCTAATAGCACCACGACTTCTGGTGGTTTCTACATTTCTGCTGCTGACAGTGCCGCCAGCCGCGCTGGTTACCTGGTTGTGGAAGTGTGCTACATCCAACCTGATGTCGCCCCTGGTTACGAAGATATCGACATGTACCTCACTGGTCGCGTTGTTAGCTGATTAGGTTAAACTAAGACCAGTGAACAACTGGTCTTATGTCTACACCAACTGCAGATATGCTTTATCAGCATAAAAAGACAGGTGCACGTGTTGAGATTGTAAGCGAATGGGATCAAGGCGATTGGTTCATGGTCAAAGACCAGGACGGTCGCCTTTACACCGCTTACAAAACTGAACTCACACCTGACGAAGAAGCCACGAAGAAAGTAAAAACTCTTCGCGTGAAAGATAAAGCATCGCAGGAAGAACCACGCACTTTCCCCCCGGACACACGCCTTAACATCAATGGCGCTACCCCACAGATGATCGCTGATCATATTAAGGGTATCGGATTGAAAACAGCTCGAGAAATTAAAGATCTTCAGATGTCCTTATCGGGTGAAAGGTTTAACAATCTTGAACAGTTAAAGCAAATTAAACGGGTTGATTGGGACGCGGTTTTAGCAGCAGACTTGATCAGAGTTTGATACTTATCTCCTATCTAGCCCCTGGGAAACCGGGGGTTTTTTGCTCGTAAAATAAGAAATAAAACAACATGGCATACTCTGTTAATCGCAGTGGATATACAGGACCTAGTAATAAAATTGGTGGCAGCTCTCCCTATCACATTGATTGGAAAGCGTTAAAGTCGCTCCCTGCTATTGAGAAAGTCAAAGCAATGGATGCATTGGCAAACCAATACGGTTCTCATGGGCGCGAAATAGAATTCTCAAACAACGCAGTGGCTGGAAGGAGGTGGAATACAGCAGCAGATCTATCAGATAAAATTGATTTACTAGAAAGAGCAGCAGCGGCGCACGCTCATAGTCAAAGTCCTGGATTTGATTCTTTTGATTTCTATGTACCTTTTAAAGGTAAAAGCAGGTTTGATAAAGGTGCTGTAGAAGACGCATCTATTTACATACCTGGCATTGCAGGCGGCAAGATTCGTCGCGGTAGTGGTGGAGGATATGGATATTTTTCTGAGGCTTTAGATCCTAGTGGTAAGGTTGTATTCCGCGTTGGCCATGGCAATGTTGATCGCCCTGAAGCAGAAACAGAAGTCTTAGTTCCCACTGGTCAAGCTGTTAGTCCAGGTGCTACTGCTGATGCAAATACTGCAGAAACACGACAAGATTTTTTGAAACGTTATATGCAAGATCAACTGCAAACAACAATGATGCAACAATTACTTAATCCCCCGCAACGCACGGATCATCGTGCAACGATGGAGCAAATGATGCAAGCAATGGGAGGCCTTGGAGTTCTACAAAATCCAATGAGCTTATAATAAAAAACATACGGAACTAAGCTGTGCATCTCAGCGACTTCGATAAAAGTAGAGTCCGATACCACCTCGGCTACTTCACGGTCACCGTACCAGCGGGCGATTACGCTCGTCTGGAAGAAGCTATGAACACCATCCCGGATTCATACTTCTACGACAAAGTTATTATTCAACTTGGTCGTTGCGATACTGCCGAGAAGAAAACCGAAGTTGCTACTTCGCCTTCTACTCGCATTGAGAACATCGTTGGTGATGTGGATCGTACGATTCGCTCCAGCAATGCCAGGGAATCTTTGAAGGTTTGGGACGAGATTTATCTCTACGAAACCAATCGACTTGCGCAGATTCTTTACGTTCCAAACTACAAAGATCCGTTCCAGGCTCGTTATCGTTACGAACGTTCTGGTGCTGAATTTATCCAGGCATTACCTGGTCCTGCCGACACTGCTGTTGGTTCACGCATTTATTTACATGAGGTCTGGAGGTAATTATGGCTTGGTTTGATTTTCTTAATCAGGCAAATCCTAAAGGCCAAGATGCCGGTAGTATTGCTCGCCAACGTTTAAATGCTCGAGCAGCAATTCCTATAAAACCAACCGTAGGGCTTAGGGGAGCTGGCAAATTTATAAGCCCGTTATTTGCTATTCCTGATATTATTGAGCAAACTCAACAAGTTATCAACCCACAAGATAACATCATCACACGTCTTGGGGCACTTGGAAATAGCATTGAAAATGTAATTGGCTCAGGTGGAGGTGCTCCAAGGGCGACTAAATCTCCACCAGGACAACAACAGCGTCCTATTGGTACTCAAGCAGTATTAAACGGTAAACCTGTCTATTGGGGTGGCGATGATTACGGTTGGCAATTATTGAATGGAACTGGAAGTAGTGCTACTTTAAACTCTCTTAACACCCCTGGAACGCAAGGTCGTTTTATTCAAGACACTGCACCACGTTCTCCAGGAGCAGCACAAGGTGGAGGGGGTGGCTTTTCCGGTGCAGGTTCTTTCGCACCTATTGATCCGTACGCTGCACAAAACCGTGAGTACGAACGGGAGCGTGCCAGGGTTGAGGCGATGGTGAAAGCTAACCCTGACATGCAGAAGCAAGCAATTGCTGATGAACGTGCTAAGGTACGTGACCAAGGCATGGCAATTTGGGCAGCAAAGTATGGCGCCCCTGGTGGCCTTGCTTCCAAAGTAAAACCAGGCGCTGTTGGCTACGATGCAATTCAACGCGGTATTGGTATCCAAGAACTTCCATCCCTGGAAAATCGAGCTGAGTTCACTTGGAACCAGGCTACTCAAGGTCCTACACCCGCCGTACCAATGGCAGATGCTATGTTGAATCCCGCATCTCCTAGCTTTATTGGTGGAGAAGGTGCACCGCCTGTGAACTTTGCTGATCCTCGTTTTAAAAACATGAGTCCAGAAGAGTTCCAAGAGCTTTTAAACCAATACACCAAACGTTGATTTTTGGCATTGCTCAGCATGTAAGCCCAACCTACTGGACACAGATCTTTGATCTATGGGGGCCAGTGTTGTTGCTTTTAAACCAATGATTCTCTGTCCTAATTTTGTTAAGCGTTTAGCCACGAAGATCAGTCTTGTTGCCGCTGTACAGACTGTTTTTATTCCTGGACTCAAAGCAGATTCAAATTGGGTAGGAGAATAAGGACCTAATTGCCATGGCCACACCACGAGTTGGAATTCTTCCTACAAACGAAAGGCAAGCAATCTTTGAAGGAGCTAAGCGCCTTGGCTTAGATCCATATGAGTTTGGCGCATTTTTATCCCTGGAATCAGGGATGAATATGGATCCTAACATTGTAGGGGGCGCAGGAGGACGGCACAAAGGTTTAATTCAGTTTGGACAAAACGAACAAAAACTATACGGAATTACTGGTCCTCAAACAAGGGCTGGTCAAATGCCTGCTGTTTTGAAGTATTTTGAAGACAGAGGTTTTAAACCAGGCATGGGTATTGATCGTGCATATGCCACGGTCCTTGGCGGCAATCCAAATGTTTCTCTAGAAGCAAAGGATTCTTTCGGTACATCTGTCCGTGGGGCATTGCCACGTTTTAGAAAAGGAGGCGATCTATACGCTAACGCACAACGTGTGTTAGGAGATCCTCTTGACGTTGGCGGACAACCTTCTGTCGCAGCGCCAGCACCACAAGTAGCGGGCTCTGCACCTGTGTATGGACCTACGCTTGAAGAAGCAATGGGTATCAAGTTGATGCAGCAAGCTATGCAAAGTGCACCACAACCTAAAAATGCAGGTCAACGATTTGCAGAATTCTTAGGTAGCATGAGCAAGAATCTAGGTGTTATAACCAATCCATTATCTACACCTGGTTATTGAAACTCAGGTATAATGGTGGATATTAGTGCTGTAGACCCTTGGCTTCGACAAATACAAATAAGCAGCCCCTGTTAGTTGACAGGCCTCTTTTTGATTCGGTACGAGTCACGACTCAGACCGTTGGTAGCGCATCCGCTAACACACTCTTTGTGCAAGGCGGACAAGCTCCTTCGATCCTTGTCGATATGGATGCTGCACTTCAAGAAGACAATAATAGTGGTGG